TTCTACCTTTAAGGCAAGCCGGAATGCCTGAGTTCGCTATGCAACCTATAATGGAAAGGTTCGGACTATCTCCTGCCTTTGTAATTCTAGCAGAAAGACTACAGACGATTACGGAAGCAGATAGACTAGCTAGTAATGAGCTGCTACAGGAACAGATAATGTCTAGAAATATTAATACAGCTTTAGCGGAAGCTCAGTTAGAGTTACAAAAAGCATTCTTACCTGGATTACTTAAATTGGCTAACTTAGTAAATGCCATTGTTTCAAGCCCTGTTGTAAAGTTTATAATGAAAGCGTTTTCGGTTTTAATTGTAGGTCTTGCATCTATAGGTATAATACTAGGGACTATAGCTTTAGCAATTCTCGCATTAAAATTCATTTTTACCCCTTTCTTACTTGTTCTTGGAGGTATAGGGGCTCTTATAGGTGCTGGTGTTAATTTAGCGCTGGACGGTAATGATGATAGAGAAGAGTTATTAGAAGAAACTAAAAAACAAAACGATATACTTTCGAATCAGAACCAACAAGTTGATTTGTTAGGTCAGTTAAATACTCAGATTATAGCAAGCCAAGCTATACAACAAGCTCAAGTAGATTTACTACAGCAGATAGAGCAGAAAGAAACTACAGTCAATGTAGGAGAAACTCTTTCAATTCACGATTCCTTTGTTCAACCAAACAGGGTAGCAGGGATGGGAGGTAAATAATGTCATTAAAAAGAGATTCAGTAACAGAATGGGCTAAGAGAAATGGAGACGCTATCGCTGCACATAGAAGCCAAGATGTAACATCTAGAAACAATGTTCCTAGAGCTTTCGGTCAAAGCGTCTTTGGTTTAGCTAGTCAAATACCTGCGTTTTCCGAATACACTAACAGCAAATACACTTTGGGTATTAGTCCTGCAGCCGTATTAAATGGTAATTGGGATTCTATAGCGGATAGAGCTTTAAATGTAGCAGGGTCTTATCTTGGGGATTTTATAAATAAGTCCTTAACACCTGACTCTAGAAAATGGCTAGAAGACAAGGATTCTGATACATTGTTCGGGATGTATGAAGGTTATAGGCGTAATCAGAAACTTGAAGAAAAGGGTTATATAGGATTTTCTTATCCGGATGAAATTGCGAATGATTTAGTTATCGGGCAAAACATTAGTTACAAACCCTATTCAGATAATAGAACGGAAACTCATTCAGTATTTAAAGTACCTTTTTATGAAAACCCTACTATAAAAGAGTCCAGACAACCTACTTATGCAACACATCCTATCGTAGGTAGGAATGAACCTTATAGGCTTTGGACTGGAGCTAAACCTGCAAAAGTTGACTTAAAGTTTAGGTTATTAATGCCTCATATGATGACTTTCGGAACAAAAAAGATGCAGGAACTTATACTGTCGTCAAAATTTGTAAAAAGTTTTGCCAGTCATTTACATACAGTAGTAAATAACGCAGATAATAATTCAACACCTGAAAGGGATAAGGATACAGGTTTATTTAACGATTTACCTAACTCTTTATCAGACATTTCAGATAATATTCGTCTAGTATTTGGTCCTGGCGGAACCACTGGTGACCAATACCAATTCGCACATGATTTATTAACGAAAGTTCAATATGATGATTTTCTCGCATCCAACGCAAGAGGTTTGGTAATTCAAAACTTAATGGCTATTATAGCAATGGTTAAAGGTAGCGTAATAAGTACTACCATAGCCAATAGAAAATCCGATGTAAATTATTTTCCTGCTCCTGTAGCGTTTCTAACTTTCGGAGGCTTGTATAATGACGAACCTTTTATTGTAACTAATTACAGCATGACTTTTGATGGGAAATTTGGCTATGAAGAGTTATCACTCCTTCCCCGTTCTATAGATATAAGTTTAACTTTAGAAAGTTATAACCAGTTTAGCACTCAAACACCAGGAGTTACAGGTTTAGGAACATTACCTGGAAGATATGGAGGAAGAACGTAATGCCAATCTCCAATTCAAGATTTTCTAGATTTTCATTTAGCACTGTAAATCATAAAGGGTTTGAAGTAAAAAACTTACCATCAGCCCCTGGGTGGGAAAATATAGGAACTAGATTTAAAAATACTCCCTCTAATATAGCCATCATTCCAAATGGTATGGAAGGTAGACCTGATTTAATAGCCAATAAAGTATATGGAACTCCTCATTTATGGTGGGTCATTCTAGCTGCTAATGATATTATTGACCCTTTTGAAGAATTATTAGCAGGAAAAAAAATAAAACTTCCTATAATTGAGTAATGGCTAATCCGGATATTACTAAACAGCAAAGAACTCCATCTGTTAAATGTTTTGTGTATGGTAGCCATAGTTCTAGCGGTATTGAGTTAACAGATTTATCTGAACAGCTTCAGAGATTTAGTTACACTTTATTAGATGGAGCTGGAGGAGATAATAGTTTTAAATACAAGATAGAGTTAGTTGATTTTGATGAAAGGTTTTGGAATCAAGTTAGGTCTTTATTTCAAATATCTACGGGACTTGCAAATGTAAAAAGCACCGAAGACATTATAGACTCTACTGTAGAGATACCTAGAATTGTACTTCAGTTTGGGTATAGGGAGAAATTTTCATCTGTACATGTGGCTCAAATATCTAACATAGAATACATTTTTAGAAGTGAAAAAGAAAAAGTATTAATAATAGAAGCTGTTGACCTTAAAAATTATGTCGGAGATTTGTTACTAGACACTGTACAACAGGTCACACTTCCAAATTTTAGTTTAGCTTCTCAAGGTACCACAGACCTTGTAGAAAATATACTAAGGACTGATATAAGACTAATAAACACAGATAATTTTGAACCTTATAAGTTTAGTGATATATTAGATGGTATCTTAACTAAGTTAAGCTCTACTGTTGTAGGAGTCCATTATGAAAATATGTTAAGTGAAGCAGATAAAGAATCTGTAGACAATAAATTCAATAGTTATGTACGGGAAAAATTAAAAAACTTAGAGGAGAGAAGACAGGTGACAACCACAACATCTCGAGGTGCCGCTGCAGGTGTAAGTGAGTCTAGAAGTGGAGGAACTTTATCTCAGAAGTTTTCTGAAGCTTTTACTATTCATAATAATGCTTTAAAACAATTTCTAGGAGATACCTTTGAATTGTATAATGCTATAACTAGAGGAGATAACGATATATTTCTCCCTGTGGACGAATCTGTAAAGCAAGGAGGTATTCACGGATACCATACTGGATTTTTATCTCAAGACCAATTTACAAGCGTAGAACAAGTAAACCAATTAAACTCAGCAGTACAGTCTGACAAGACAGGAAAAGGTGTATTACATTGGAGGCTTCCTGAAGCTGTTGTTCCGTTTGACGATTTAGCGTTAATGCCATTATCTAATTCTGAGGCAGCTAGACTTGCAGATGGGAGTTATTTTCAATCCTTAATTGAAGCTCAAGACCCTGATTTCATTTCATCAAATGGGTTGACAGAAAATGATTTACGTAATTTTCAAGTTATTGAGGGTAGAGCAACTATATTAAATGCTTATACATACCCTAGCGCTGCTAGTGGGAAAGTAACAAAAGCACCTGTTGAACTTTTAACATTATTCTCTGAAGAAAAAAATAGATTTGTAAATGTTACTGATGATGAATCTTTTTACTATGCATTTCTAAAACCTAGTACCCCCGCTGCAGACGGTAGAACATTAAAAGAAAATATCGACGACTTAGATACAAAAGTTAAGGAGATTGAAGTTCAAACCGAAATAAGTAAAACATATACTGATGATTTCTACGACAAATACAAAGATGAGTTAGAGTTAGAAGGTGGGGTAAGCACTGACAAAAGAAAATATGCATCTTTAAACGAGGAAGAAAAAATAGAAGTAGACTACTCTGAGATGCAGGGAGTATTTACGTCACAGGAAGGCATGGACCCCTTTAATCAAATGAGGGACATTTTGGATAATTATAACAATCAACTTGAAGAAACTGACAGTAGACTTACTTTAGAGATTACTAACAACACTACACAAAGTTTTACAGGAACGGCACTAGCAGGAACTTCTGAAGTTAGCTTTGCAGCCGCTTCTGGATTCTTACAAGGTAAGAACTTCAACGATAAAAACCTTTGCCCTTTTGTAATTAATCTTAGGGCTGGAAATCCTAGCACGGATAAGTACCTTCTACCGGATGTCTCATCGTTCAATATAGCGTATGATGTCGAAGAGTTTATACAGACATATAACGTAGAAGATAAGGAAAAAGAAAAGCAAAGAGAAGCATTCAAGATAACTAAACCTATAACTTTTAATTACGGAGCTTCAAATTCTAAATATTCAGATGTTGTAACTTTTTTTAAATTTTCTGGAGATATGAGGCTTTTAGCTAATTTAGCAGTAGCAAGAAGAGATGTTACTAATATTATAAAAAATGCTTCAACCTTAAGTACTACGAACATAACTCAAAATATAATTCCATCCTTACAAAAAATATTAAACTCTACTGAGTTTTTAGAATTTATTGAAAAGAAAAAAGGAAAAGATAGAGAAAAGTGGGACGGTATTATAAAAGATTTAAATAATGTTATAGATTTATATTTAAGAAACGAAACATATCACCAAATTATGAAAACTCCAGGAGCAGGTAGTTTGAAAAGCGTCTTAGCTGCAAAACAGGCTTTATTGTCCGGAATAGAATTTAATAAAGACTTTCAAAAAAGCATATTAACAGTTAGGAACACTTTAAATATATCAACTTTACCTTCTACTGTATTGCAGGACGGTTCTAAAGTAGATGAGCTTATAGTATTTCTGGAGTATCTTTCTAGTAGAACGTATTCTCATTTTTTAATATTTAATCCAGACCCAGAAGCACCTTACGTATACAAGGTACAGCAAGATTCCCCTTTTGATGTGTATGAAGGTGATACTTCCGATAATGACGCTAGAGAAAGAGCTTTTTTAGCGGAGTTTGTCGAAAACTCTCAAACTCCTTGGGAATTAAAAGTTAAAACTTTAGGTATTCCCGAAATGGACACAATAGCAGAAATAGTAACACCTAGAGCTGTATATCTTAAAGTTACTGATTTAAGTAGAAGTACCAGAGGGGATTATGGACCTAATTACCTAGATGGCGTTTACAGGATAATAGGTCTTAGTCACGTCTTAGATAGGACCGGATACACTTCCGAATTCACTCTACTTAAGGAGGTCAACAGATAATGAACAACTCTCTATTTTTAGCATTCGTAGTAGACTACACAGACCCTACAAGAGCAGGTAATTTAAAAGTAATACCTTTAAGTAAAAGCCATGGGTCTAATGAAGTTCAAATAGCAAAATGTGCAACATCTTTTGGGGGAGCAGGTCATGGTATATTTGGACCCGTAACACCATCTTCAGTAGTTATATGTGGTGAAGTAGAAACGGACGCTAAAGAAACACCGACTAAAGAGTTATACTGGTTTGGAGTTGCTCACGGTGTAACAGCTACTCGTAACGATATCGGGGAGATAGCTATAGGAGACCTTTCAGATATTTCAGAAAAACAATCATTACCTACTGAAAGAGGTTCACTTTACAGTGACTCTGATTATCCGAAAAAGACTATAATAAAAGATGTTATAGGCAATAGGTTAGTTCTTTCTGAGAGAGTTGATGAGCTTCCTAACAACGTTTTAAAACAGGAAGATTATGTCCTCCTTTCTACCTACGGAGAAAAAAGAATAAAATTAGATGAGGGCGTAGGAGAAGGAATGGATAGAATTCAAATCTCCGACGAAAAAGATAATCAAATAATAATACAGACAGGAGACTCTGAAAGAGGCGGACCTGAGTCTATCCTTATAGAATGTAAAGGAAACATAGCCGTCAATAGTAAAAGCGGAGAGATTACCTTAGAGGTAGAAAAAGACAGTACGTCAAATATTAATATCATCAATAGTGGTAAGGGAGATGTTACTGTCCAGTGTAAGCAAGGGGATACTTATGTATCTTCTGAAGGTCTTATTAAAATAGACTCGACAGACGTAGAAGTTAATGCAAGTAATACTTTGGAGTTAAATGCAGAAACTTCCATGACCTTAAAAGCTCCACGAATTGATTTGAATCCATAATGGTTTTTATAAGTACTACTTCTAATTATAATCCTGTAAGTAATTATTACAGTGACGATGCTACTATTAAATTATTTGGAATTCAAAATAACGGAAATGATATAATTCACAATGAAGGGGCTAATATAAACTCCTTTGAAATAGTTATTGAAGGTATAGATGTTATACCCTCATTTGAAGGAGCTGAGTACACGTACTACGATGTCGATGATGTAACATTAGATGTGTCTGATATTGGAAGTAAAACCTCTTTAACTTTAGCATCTTTTGTAACTATCGAAGGTTATGATGCATTTAGAATTTCAGTCTCTGGCAAATTTGAATTAGGTTCTACTTTAGACATAAGGTATAGGCAAGGCTTGAATGAAGTAGAATCTGTAAACTCTTTGGATGATGTTCCTGAGGACGCTAGTATTACTAGATTAATAAAACCATCAGGAAACTCTGAAACTTCATTTAATTTTACTGTAATAGCAAATAATGAAACAATTACTTTTACAATTCCTATGGTGGTCAAACCAAAATATGGACAGGCTTTTAATGGTGGTCCCGTGTTATCAGCTTCCAGGTTAGGTGATAAAGGCACAGGACATGGAGGTTTTTCTCCCAGGTCTAGCACTGAAGCTTCAGAAACAGTTTTTATAAACGGGATTGGAGCACATAGAGAAGGTGACGCTTGGGGTACTCATAGTGATGGCAACACCTCTCATTCCAGCACTGCAGGTGGAGGTTCCAGCACAGTATATATAGAAGGGAAGCCTTTGGCTAGGGTGTCAGACCCAGTAGCCTGTGGCTCTAAAATAGCACAAGGTTCCGAGACCGTATTCTCAGGATAGAAACATGATTGAAAAAAAATTCGCAGTATCATATGACCCTAGCGCAGTAGGGACTAGAACCTTCGTGTATGCAGTAAATCCTAACGCAGAGTACGCAATAGTAGAAACTTTGCAAATCGCCAACTCATCTGACTCAACTAGAGAGTTTGACGTGGGCTGGGTAGAGGATTCTAAAAAAGTGATAGACCAGGATACCTCTACCTATTTCGGAGACGGTACTATAAAAGTAGCAAAATATCTCTACGCTTCCGCTGTCCACATTATTCTAGAAGACGCTGTATTACCTACAGCCGCAGCCCTGAAAGTTATAGAATCTCCTTTATATCTTTCTAAGAGAGATGCTATAGCTGTAAGACCTTCTAGTAGTGGTTCAGAAACTTCCTTTAAACCTCTTGTAGTTGTTACAGAGTATTATCTTGACGACGCAGACTCTTCAACATCAGTAAACTTAGATGATGTTAATAACTTATTTTTACTAAAAGAATACTAATGGCTTTCGAACTTCCACCTATTAAAGATTTAGGGATAAACGTACCTAGCTTCTCATTCGAGGAGTGTGCTGGTTTACCTTCTACAACTTTAACATCTTTGGCTAATAATATGGCATCCGTTCAATCAGAACTAAATGTTAAAAGCGCTCAGCTAAAAGCTAGAGCTAGAAAATTATCAGGCGATGCGTCTTTTACCAATCCAGAAGGAGGTAGAAACACCATCGAAACCTCCGTATCAATATCTAAGGTAAAAACATCAATGCAATCTACCATCAACCCTGTTGCGAGCACCGGAAATGTCTTAAACAACATTTCAGAAACGGGAAGCAATCTACTAACCAACTCAACAAGCGCAGGGACTACTAATGAGGCTGTACAATCAGCCACATCAAAATTACAAGAACTTTCTAAAGGTATTTTATAATGGCAACAGAAGCAGATTTAGCAGAAATTCGTTTACTTAACAACGCTATGGCTCAATTACAAGTAGCTGCCTTAGCTGTTGAGGGGAATTTGGCTAATATTGAATCTGTACTACAAGCTAGGAAAGACGGAACTTTAGAAGAGCCATCTCTTAATCTTGCAGCTCTTCCTGAGTCAACACAATCCTTGGAAGAGTATAAAACTTTCGTAGAAGATAATATTGTAGCTCCGTTTGATGAGAATAAAGCCAGGTTTGAATCTTTGACTGCAGCCACTCAAGCCCAATTTATTTCAGAAAAACCAATATTTGATTTAACGTACGGACCTCCTAAATCTACGAAGGGTTCATTTATACTATCGAATGATGGTCTTTATTATGACTCAGTTAATGGAGGCATTCCTGAAGTCTCAGGATTTGCTGCTGCAAGTTCCACTTGGAACCTATCGCAAGCTCCTAATTTGGGAGGTAAAGGGATGTTGTACGATAAGAATACTTTTGACGACTTTGAAGGAACTGTATTAGATTATGACTACACTTCTAATGACCCTTTGGTTACAAAATTTTATGATACTGATGATATTTTAGAGACATTTGAGAAAAATAAAGTACATCATACTACTATCGTCTACGACCAAATAGCATTGCTAACCGCATCAGGCTTTAACACTAGCAGTGCAATAGTTGTAAACCATTACAGCAATATAGCAGCATTGGCAACTAATTACGACAATAAAATTAAAAAACGCAAAAAACAGTTGCAGCTAGTTGCATTATTCGGAACAGACATATATTCATTTACTGAAACTGGAGGAGGTGCTAAAGATTTAGGAGTAGGAGAAGGATTTCTTATAGAGAACATCAGTGAAGATGATACTACTGTTTGGAATTTAATAGAGAGAATACCTTTAAATGATTTTTCATTTTTAAAAGGTAAAGGTGTAAATGTACCTCTAAAAGCTCAAGAAGAATTACTTTTATTTTCTGAAGACTTGGATGATATTATTTTACCTCTTACTCCTGTGTTTGTAGAATCACCTGTTGATAAATTTTCAGTAATAGATAAATTTACCTTAACACCTACTAGCCCTGAGACATTCCCATATCTTGAAGGTACAAATGCAGTAACTGGCACAGACAATCCTGGAATAGTTCAATCTCTAACCGATTCCATAGTCACTGACGGTTTACTAATAGGTTATAATTTCTTACAACCAAAAGTTACAGACGCGTCTTCCAATACCTTTAATGTGGATAATTTCGCACCAGACGCTGGAGGAAAACTAGATGCTCAGTTAGTAGGACCGACGATTGAAGAAGTTTTCGACAAAGGATTAGGAATTCCTAAATTAAATGGTACTGCAGCGGGAACATCTACTTCATATGTTAGGCTTCCTAGTAATTTCAAACCTGATGGTACAGAGATATCATTAGACACTCAAGAGCTTGATAATTTATTCTACCCTGCAAATGCAGCATATGACTCAGAGACCAAAAAAGGAGGTGGAGTAACTTTTGATTGCTGGGTACACGTTCCTAGTCTAACCATGACCGCCACTCACCGTTATAGAGTTCTCGCTGCATGTGAAAACTCAGGAGGAAACGCACCTGATGGAACAAACCAAGGAGATATTTACGCCAATAGGAAAACTTTAGATAGCGGTCTTACTGACCCTAAGAAAGTCCATGGTATGATAATAGGTTTCAGAGATAAAGGAGGAGCTATAGGAACTAGTGGATTAGAGTTTGGAGTATTCCCTACTGTTTCACAGAATCATAATAGTGGAGACTTTGGTCATAGTATCTGTATAGCAGAATCCATGGATGTATCTGCGGGAGTTATAGTTGATACATCTCTTAGCGAGTTAGGAACCACTTGTGCTAGCACAGTTTCAGTAAATGGTATATCTATAACTGATGTTAGTGCAGGATTTGTTCAAGTGTCTGTGGTATTTGATTTTGATAAAGATGAGTTAAATCTTTACTTTGACGCTGAGCTTTTAAAATCCTCAACCCTCTCTACAGTATTCGACTTATCTGCGGGACAGTTACCTCAAGTACCTTCTGTTACGAAAGCCGAGGATGGTACTTATGATTTTGCCGGAAGCTGGCAAAATGAAGACAAGACCGGTCCGGTAGTAGGAAACCTAGGTCTTGGATTTACTCCTTGGATTTTAGGAGGAGGATTCTCCGATGGTATCGGTAGAGCAGTAGGTAAAAGCACTTATGACCCTGGATTCCTAGGATATAATACAAATACTTATTATGGAGGTCCTACTGACACTCAACATCAAATAGCAGGCTTAGGAGGCACATCTGCCACTAAACCGGTAAGCGGGTTAGGTGGGTACATTGGAAGTTTTAAGTTATACTCAAGAGCCCTATCTAATACAGAGATTAGAAAGAATTATTCCTTCCAAAAAGGATTCTTTAAAAATATTCAAATATAATGACAACTAACAACGAAGACATCACCCTAATTACTACTTCAGTATCGAAAAAGATGAACGGAGTAGCTTTTCCCGTTATTGAGGGATTGGGAGGATTTTTTACCCGTTCTGAAGGAGCAGAAACCATAATGTCTGGGATGAAGCAGTTATTATTAACAGGGAAAGGGGAAAGAGCAATGAACCCTGAATTTGGAACTAATCTACGAAAAGCAGTTTTTGAACCTTTCGACGACGAACTTAAAAATACACTTAGAGCAGATATTGAAACTGCTATTTTAGAATATGAGCCCAGAGTAGACCTAGAAACTGTATCTATCGAATGGGATGAATCTAATAGAGCCTCAGGATATAATCAAATTTATGTTAGGGTGTTATTTAGAATCAAAGAAGATTTATCAGAACCTCAAGTATTGGAGATAATAGTATAATGCCAGACATCACAGGAATTTATAATACATCAGCATTTGACGGAACAGTAGCTTCGGACTTTATATCCACTACTAAGCTAACTCCTCAAATTAAAGCTGACATGGTAGACTTTTCTGCCGACGATTTTATAGAGTATAGAACATCTCTAACTAACTACCTTCGAGCTGTATATCCAGACGATTTTAATAATTTTGTAGAATCAGATTTAGGAATCATGTTAGTAGAAACTTTTAGCTACTTAGCGAGTGTTTTATCTTTCAAAGCAGATATGTTAGCAAATGAAGCCTACTTGAGCTCTGTTCAAAATCCTCAGAACTTAAGAAAACTTTTACAACTTATAGGGGTTAGATTAAAAGGACCTAGTAGTTCAAAAGCAAGTTGTCAATTACTCTTACCTGCAGGTAACAATCTAGCAGGTAGTGAAACTTATACAATAGCGCAAGCGGATAGAACTTTTAATGTAACCAGCAATAGAGATACTGGGAACGCATCTTTTGTTCTTTATGAAGTTGATACTAATGGAAAAGTTGATTTAGATGCGCAGGACCTAGTGTTAACTAGAACCGAATCTTTAAATAATGCAGGAACTGATTTCTCAAAATTAATTTTACTTGAGGGTCAAATGAAAACTGTAACTGGAACTTTTGGTTCAGTCGATACTATTCACACTATATCAATTACAGACCCTTCTATAATTGAAGGTAGTATAAGTGTAAGAACTGGTTCTGGAGACATTTACAATGAGGTTGAAAATTTATTTTTAGCCGATGCATCTAGTTTATTGTTTCAAAAAACATATTTAGATGATTACTCTGCAACTTTAGTTTTCGGGGATGACGTAAGAGGTAAATCTCCAACCCCTAATGATACTTACACCGTAACTTATAGAACAGGTGGAGGCACTAGAGGTAACGTAGCCCCTTCATCTATAAACGTATCCATTCCTGGAACACACTCAGCTGATGGAGCAGTTACATGTTCAGTTATAAATTCTACAAAAGCAACTGGAGGCTCAGATGCAGAAACAGTAGCAAAAGCAAAGCAATACGCTCCTTACTTTTTCAAAACACAGTACAGAGCTGTTACTGGAGAAGATTATACTACATTTGCAAATAGATTTACAAGCACGACAGGGTCAACAGGTAAAGCAACAGCAGTTCTTAGAAACTCAGGTGCTGGAGCCAATATGATTGATATTTACTTAGTAGCATATGCAGATGAAGTAGATGGTGTACAATCTCAAATAGAGAGAGCTTCGATAGCTTTCAAACATGAGCTGTTAGATTACTTAGGTAGTTATAAAATGTTAACTGATGAGTTAACTATCGTAGACGGATTAATTAGAACCCTTGACCTAAAGGCAACCTTGTTTGTTGATAAAACCTTCAAACCTTTTGAAGATGACGTTAAGCGTACAGCAGCAAATAAAGTTTTATCTTTCTTTGATATTTCTAATAGAGAGTTTGGAGAAAGGATTAGAATAGATGAACTCAACAGATTACTGTTCGAGATTCCTGAGATTAGATTTTCTAAATTAGATAACCTAACTCAAGATATAAAATTAGACCTTAATGAAATTTTACAACTAAACAACGTTGAATTTACCATAGAATACGTATAAAATGGCACGGAAAAAAGGAATAGGTAGTGTAGGAAGATTAAAAAACAGAAAGTACTACAAACACAATTACATTGAGGTAATAAATTCATTAGTACCTGATTTGTATAGTGATACCGATTTTTCTATCTATGGAACCGAGGAAGACATTCAGTATACTGTATTAGGTAAAATCCTAAAGGCTGTTGAAGATATAAAAACTCTTTTTAATGTAAGTGCTACAGAAGCTTCAGCTATAAGACAGCATTTTATTCTTAGAAATAATAAAACTAATGTAAGACCTTTCATATTAGAGCAGAAAATTTTAAAGCCGTTGAATACATCTTTCGACGCATTTCCTAACAGAACAGATTTTAAAAATTTTGTATCTTCTACTCTTCTTCCAAACATTCATCTAAACACTCCAACTACTACTTATCAAGAAGGTATTGAGGAGTATGTCGACTCTACTGTTTCTACTTTACCACTAGCACATACATATCTTAAGGATAATTTATCCTGGTTATATTTTTTAAATACTAGTGGTCCTTCAGGAGGATTCGACCCTTCTGCAGGAGTTACATCTGCTATGATGCAGATTTATGATAACAAAACCTTTACAGAAGAAGACGGTGTATCTTTACTGTTTGAATATTTTTGGAGAAACAGGGAAACGAACACAGCATTAGCCGATTACATTCCTCCTATCCTGGGAAGAGTTAATACAGCAGTTTCTGGAGACACTTATGCTTCTGGAACCCAACAATTAGATTCATTAAAAACTTTAGTAAAGATTTGGTATGATGAGGCGGATGAAACCTCGACCACGTTAGACACTTATCTAGATTTATATTTAAACACTGGAGCTTTTGCTCCGAAGCAAGTAGCTGGAGGTGCCTTTACAAAATTTTTACAAGCAGTTAGCTTCGGGTTTTATGATGTCAATACTACTATAGAAGAGTTAGGGGATTTAGTTGATATTGAAAGATGTCCACCTCAATTCTTGCAGTACTTAGCAACTTTGATAGGTTGGCAGTTAATGACTGGAGATGTTGACCGATGGAGAGCTCAACTTCGTAAGGCAGTTTACTTATATAAAAGTAAGGGAACTAAACGATGTCTAGAAGACGCTATTGATTTAGTATTTCCTGGTGATAAGATAGATGTAGTTAAAAATATGAAAGAGACTTGGGAGTGTTTCCTCCCTCGTATGATTTATTATTTAATTGCTACGGAGTCAGCTGTATTAGCAGACCCAAGCTATGGACCTGGAACTTTGAGAGGTATCCCAAACTCTCATTACTCTTCTGATAATCATGATTTAAATTATAGATTTGCTACAGACTATGTTTTAAAACAACTTCATAAGTTAACTCCTCCAACCACTGTTACTCCTGAAGGGGGTTGCATATACTATAGTGGTAAGAAATTTGATTTGGCTACTTGGGAAGAGGGTAATCCTACCTTTAATGGTTTTGCGCATAGAGGGGTAGAGGGAGTTCCTGTACCTCCATGGGAGAATGACAGGTTTTATGATAACACATACTTTACTTCTGCTCAAATAGACATTCTAGAAGATTTATTAAAAGGGAAACGTGACGCAGAAACCGGATTCGCAGCAGATGGAGGAGGTTTAGAAATACCTGCAACTTACGTTGATTCTTTGTTAGACATACTAAAGAAACAAACGTATGCAGATAACAGCATATATCAATTAAATTGGAATGATAAGTGGAAGTTCTATACAAGCTCCATGGAAGTTCCTCCGAACTTAGCTTCTGTAATAGCATCAGGAGAAGGGGCTAAATTAAATTTAATAGATTTCTGGAGCTCGAAAAGTTCTTTAGTACATTCTGAAATAGATTTAAATAATCTTAGTCATGATATAGAAGGGGTGGGAATAGATGTTCCTACGATAATGGCAAACATAAATAGCGTATTTAAACAGTTTGCACCTTTCCACGTGGTGATTAAGATATTTGCATCCACATCATTAACAGATACTTATAACCAACTATCGGATATATTTGTTGAGGACGGTGTATGTATTAGAATATTTAAAAATGAATTAAACTTTGAAAATTTAGGACACGGATTCCAAGCTGACTCGGACCAGTTCATATTTAATAATGTTGTAAATTCAACAATTACTGTTTCTTCTGTAGCGGGAGTTCCTACTAAAGTATCTCACGCTAATACCCCACGAGCTTCAGGTAGAAGACGAAACTTTAAATATGATAACTCTCCTCACTTCTATTCTCGAAATGGAAACGGAATGCCTATCCCTACTGCGTTCGTAAATGCAAGTGCAGTAGAACCTTCTTCTATCTCAAATCTAAAAGCACATAGTAGAGAGTTTATACCTTTAGGTTTTAATTTCTCTTCAGGAGATTTCTACTCGACATCAGGAGATTTTAGTGGTGTGTATGATGCATCAAATGAATTAGCCATGAGTGCTATGGAGATAAAATACGAAGGAGGGACAGAAGTTCCAGGCACAGAATATTATTTACCTAATGGACGTGGAGGTATAGAACAAACTAATGCTGTATTTAATCAGATAGCTGTATCTTCTACCTTCCCATGTAGAGCTCCGTTTGGAAACCCTTGTGATGTAGTTATTAGTAGAAATGAAATGCCTGCAATAAAACGCATCATTATAAACAAACTAATACAGAGAGGAGAAACAGACTCCTTTGATGATTACGCATTAGATAGTTTTGCCTTTGGAAGTCCTTTCCACGCTTCTTACTTTGATTACATTTCTTATTTTAATAAACAGTTTAAACTTCTTAAGATTGCAGAATATGTTGATGATAAGTATCACGTAGAAAGAAACTACGGAGGAAGATACTTAGCTGCGCATATCTTTGGTCCTCTTCTAGAGAATCATAATTTTACTTTCGCAGGAAGACTTAACTTAAAAGAGATTGAAACTAATTCAGCATATAATACAGATACAACTAATAAGCTATCTTTCTATCCTCATTGGAAGTACATTTTTAACAACCCTTCAACTGACGGAGACCGTTACACATCGGCAAGTGGAATCGAGTACACGTTAAGCGCATCTTTATTTAATTCCATACTCGATATACCTACCGAATCTTATAGAGATGATGTTAAGTATCTCCACACTTCCGGACAGTTGTACAGAGCATGTAGAACAGCTTTAGATAATGTAGAGTTAGTCGGTAGAGCAAGCCAGGGTTCTAAATCTTTTGTAGTCGTCAACGAAGTAAGTAGCGTTTATACTTCTGATGACAAGGTTTCTGATGGTAAGGGGAGCGTCTCATTATATAATAATGATTTTTCAATTACAGACTTAGATGAAAGTGCTTGTGTAAGATTTCCATTGGATGGAAATAGAAGTTATATTAAGAACGGTGAATTTAAGTATACTCCTTCTGTTAGCGGTGACGAATATGGAACCAACTACACCTCTTCAGTTGCAGGGTGGCAGCTAATAGATTCTACTAAAACACCTACAGCTTATTCAGTAGGAGCTGAGAATGGTAGTATAGTTGTATCTGCTGTAGAAGGTCATGGGGATAGAAAAACAAACTGGATTGCTGCCACAGCATCAGGTCCAGGAGCTGCAGGCAACTCCGACTCCTGTATACTAAGAACAGGTCATAAAGGAGTAAGAGTTATTAAAGGGTTAATTCCTGAAAGAGTTTATACACTTGCAATCACTCATAAATCTTTAGAAGCCGACTGCAGTGGTATAAGATACAATCTTAAAAATTTAAGTGCAGCAGCTAGAGGAGAGATTTCAGACTGGAATGGCACAACTTGGATTAGTGCAGCCTCAGCCTCAGTCCCTAATATTACTACAACCACTACTATGACTACTACAAAAAATGATATAACAGTAAGTAGTGGATTCTTCCCATCTGATGAGTACCAACTTGATTTATACTTTGCAGGGAAAGGAACTAATGAATTATGCGTTTCATATGTAAGTGCAATAAGTTTGGTAGAATCAAACAGCTCTCAACCTAACTCTCTAATACCTGATAGAAGCTATGACATGACAATTAGAGCAAGAACTAATTATCCTGTTAGCAACTCTTTAGGTGTTAGAATTTATACCGACCCAATTCCTGAGTTAGATTATACCGATTATGCAGATAGAGATTTACACCAGTTCTTTTACAACTTTTCAAAAAATAGCTGGAATAATTTAAATAAATCTAATAATTCTTGGAATATAATTCCAATGCGTGACTTTGATATCGAAAGAGACTCCGATGGAGTTCCTACGGGATGGGTAACAATTAATTTAAATTTTAGCACTAGGAATCGGAATACTAATTACGATAAATCAAATTCTATATTTATTCGTCATGGTAAAGAACCACATAACGATAACACTGCCTATTACGTAGAATTTGCTAACGCAACTCCTAGTGAGCAAATAGATAATTACATAACTATTGATAGTGTCTCGATGAGAGATACTACTTATACTGCAGTTAGAAATGAATACGATTTTAAAGAGATGGATGTCGTCTTTAAACATTTTGATTTACTAGCTGGAGGTAAACAATCAAGAAATTACAATTTAACTTATGAAGTCTTTGGAACTAATGGTGGTTCTAGAGGAACATACATAGAAGGCTTTGGAGGACATGACCACCTAGGAACTAATGATAATTTACATCCTTATGGTTCTGGAGTTCTCTACGATTTGGATGACGATTAATGAAAGGATACATAGAAATTTATCAAGGAAACTCTTCGGGAAAAGACTTAATTTTCGAAGAGCATAATTTGATTGTAGATGCTGCTGGAGAACATGTGGTAGATGCTTTAACTATAAACCCTGAACCATCTTCATTAGACCAACAAACAGCTTATTCTACTGCTGTATCTGGTATGGGAATAAAAGCCATGACTTTAGGTCCTGCAAAAGAAAATTTTAGATATAGAACTGCAAGACACTTAACTCCAACTCTAGCTTCTGGAACATCTGTAGATAAATTCTATAATCTAGAACCTAGAATTTTTAATTATAATTTTTCTGGAACAGGTCCAAACCTTTTAATAGACGGAGCATCTGCATTAGATAATATAAATTTTATAGAGACTCAGAGTTACCTTAAAAATACAAAATTTGAAACCAACACCCCTGGTCCAGTAGATGCGGTAAACAGAGGTGAGTGTAGACAATTAAACATAGCAGATTTTGAAGATTGGACTACATACAATCCTATTATAGAAAGCTCTACCCCTAATGATGATTTAAGCCTCAGTGGTAGTGTAAGATGGTACGCCTCTTCTTTATCTCTAGGGTTAGACCAAAAATCTGCAGGGTATGTTGATTTAAGAGCGTCATCGTATGAGCATATAAACAACGGTTTAATGAAGGCTGCTGCTTATATAGAACAGACATTTCAAATCCCTAAAGAAGAAAATCATTTAGTAAACGGAGATACTGTTTCTAGAAGTGATTTATTTTCTGATGGTTATAACTTATCTTTTTGGTGCATGTCAGAACATGCTAGTGCAAATGATTTGAGAGTAGAGCTTAGAAGTTCCACAGGTAAAACATATTGTTTCAGCGGTAACGCAGGAGACCATTCAAGATGGTTGGATACCGCTACTGACGCTTTACCTTTGAAGATTCCTAAGTCTGCCTCATGGAAGTTCGTTTCAATACCTATAAACTTCCACACCTTTACAGATGATTTACAAGGAGATATAACTGTTAGATTTTTAGGTGCAGGTACAGCCTCAGCATTTCAAAGTTGGTACATAGCAAGCCCTTCTTTTGGTAGGATACCTGGAATAGATAATCAATACACTAATGCAAGCTCGTTCATATATCCTTTGGAGAGTAGTGCTCTTGCTTGTAGATTCCAACATAATCAATTCCAGTTTAATCATCCTTATTTTTCACAGAAAGTTACAGGATTGGAAGAAGGTAGGTCATACTACTTAGCAATTAAATATAAAACTATTAATAGCTCACAAGCTCCCAAGATTGAACTTCTAAAAAATAATAGCATAGCTGATGATTTAGAAGAGTATGATTATTATAATTTTACAACTCATCAATGGGAACAATCTTCTGCAGGGTACCCTGTAAACGACGCACCTTACACTCTTCCTCTATCCACTTCCGTGGTTACTGAGACCGTAGGACCTATAACAGGAGTTAGCGCAAATGATGTTTATATTAGATGGATTCCAAATTCAAGAAACCAACTTGATACTTCTGAGTTTGTTGGATTTGAACTTTCTGAAATAAAAGTTGTAGATGCACCTCATATATTATTTCAAGGGGATTATAATCTTGACAATTATACAGAAGATACTAGCGACAACGCAGTATTTACAAAATCACCTGTTATAAAAAATACTTTAAAGAATTTACATTACAATAAAACAGCTGCGGTAAACGTACAAAGCAATCCGTCAGGAACTGATTACTACGCTCAATTTGATTTTAAAGAAGACGCTTCTGCAGGTAGATTTGATATAACTCACACAATGACAAAAGAAGAGTTAGCTCCTTTGTCCGGTGATTATATCCACTACGCTTTTAAATATCAGCACACCGCAAATGTTAACGGTATAGCTGTAGAGTTAAAAGCTCACACTTCAGACGATAAGACTTATACTTATGATTCGGATGCAAGTGGATGGCGTAGAAATACGGATGATTTAGCTGCATGGTCCAATCCCACGGACAACACTATCACTGTAGGAGCAGGAACATTTTTTGAGTACTTCTCAGATGGAATACCTTCACCTAGATTCTTAGACGATGATACTAGGTTAGAGTTTAAGATTACTCCGTATGCTTCAAAAGATGCGGCAGGTAATTATACTGCAAGTGCAGATTCATCTTTACTACTATCAGATATTAGAGTTTATAGAAGTAATTCTTCTTTCGATATAAGTTCATTTACTCCTGAAAGCCCTTCACCTCTTGACACTACGGTTCAAACTAGTTCTGTAGGTCCTGGCAAATTAGGACATTTTCTAAATTATATTAGCTTCTCAGCTCATGGAGCATATGCAGATTTAGATTTCGAAGATATTGTATCTCATGGATGTTACATCCCTTCTGGAGGTATCACACTTCCCGCAGACACCTTTGGATATACTAATGATGGTTCTAGGGTTAATGATATGTCTGGAGCTGCAGTAGTAGGCAAACTTAATGATACTAGTTCTGTAAACAGTGATGGATTTATCTTAGAAAGTAGAGTAGCTAGAGGTTCTCAAGTAGAAGGAGATGCGAGTGCTGGATTCGTGGTATCTGCTATAGGAACTTTAAGCTCCACAAGAGAAGTAAAATATATTTTAACAATAAAATACGAAGATTGGAAATTTTTAGACTATTACTACGGAGGGATAGGCTCTATAGGCTTATGGACCTTAGATAGGAAAAAAACTCTAGCTAAATACGCAGATGAAACAGAGACTGCGTCTATTGACCTATATAATCTAGACCCGGCTCGTAATCCCGTGTTTAAGCTCTTTGCTAAGAAAATTTTCTTGCCAGGAGGTCTTAAACTTAACGAAGCCTCGTCTAATGACGATTACATCACCATACACTGGGGAATAACATTTTAATGGCATCACAATCACTTTTAGAACGACTAAATCCAAAAGGATATTTAGAAATTATTAAAAGGTACAATGACGGTACCTCTGAAGTCGTTATGTCTGACCATAACGTTATTACTGTTGGAATGGGACAAACTCTTGCAGAGATGTTCTCCATTTCAGATTTTGCTAAATCCATAGAAAATTTTTCAATAGCATATTTTCAAGCAGGAACAGGTTCAGCAACAATGGCATCAAGCCTTACAGGGCTAACAACCCCTTTAACTGTAGCTAATTACGGGGAGACTGAACTAGATATACACACTCATAAGAGAGCAGGTTCCACATCCAACATGGCTTTTGCTAGGATAAACCCTGCTTATATTAATAAGAGTTCAGAAACTAAAGTTACATTCTCTCTAGTATTAGATGAGAATACCGCAAATGGAAAAGACATTAAAGAGATAGGTCTATTTAGTAAAAATCCATTTGCACACTCGGACGAGGTATCTTACATGGTTGCGTATCGTTCTTTCGCAGCATTATCCAAAGGAGAGGGATTCTCCTTAATCTTTAGATGGACCTTACAGTTTTAAATTATGATTACAGATATCACTGGCGGTAATTACGTACTTTCTTCAAGAGCTCTTACAGATGTTAGAAAGTATACAGCAAGCTCCTTTTATAATTGGGAGCAAGACAATATTCCTATTGAAGATTTAGAAAGTAGAACAGATGCTCTCGCTCTAAACACAGGACAACTATCAACTTCTATCGAAGGAGTTACGATGGTGTTATCAAGTACTGCCGATACCGATATGTCAGTATATGATAACATTACAGACATTTTGGATAGGATTCCAAAAATAATTACTTTTCCAATTCTAGTAGAGCTTTGTGAATATGGAGATTTAGGTGAACTAAAACTAGAAGGTATAACCTTAAAAGGTAATGGAGCTTTACAGTTTATAAATAGAAACTATGCTGCCTCTATACAAGGCAACCATGCAACTACCAGCAAGACTAGAGGATACACTCATTATACAGGACTTACACCTTATGGAGATGAAGCCTACGTAGACGAGATAGATTCAAGAGACTTATGGAATACAATTTCAACAAAATCATCCGCACGGAATGGAGCTAGTTGTTTTGTTAGTGGTACTAATGGATGGAATCAAAACGCTTTAGTATTTGGAACTGTTCACAGTTCTTCTGAACAACCTATAAGAGAGCCATTCTTTTTCACCTCTAGTACACAACCTTTCATAATTGCGGAGACATCAAATACAGGTAATTTTACTTTTAAAGGTCTCCCATATGCTTGGGATAGAGACCAATCAGTAAGTGGTAGCGACGCTAATCCTAGAGAGTTTCAAGATTCATTACAACAATCATTTAGAGCTACAGACTATGCTTCTTCAGGAGCAGCTGCTGATGTAGTGTCTCCAATATATGCATACGCTAACCACTTCACTAATGTAAAAATAGAAGATTGTCGAGGAGGTCAAATACATTTGAAAGGTGTATGTGTAGATGGTGTAAGCGCAACCTCTTTGATAGACTCAGCTTACGGAACTCACCACGCATCCGCTATAGGTTTTGATATTCAAAACTCAGACGTTATTCTAACTTCTTGCGCATCTTTCAGAAATAGAAAAGCAGGATTTAAGATTGACAACTCTAACGTAACAGTTGAAGGTGGTATTGTAGGTTATCGTAATTACCCTCTAAATGGAACGAAGACCGGAAATCTTGCTACCGCTGAGAGACCTTCTACAGGGTTCTATGATAGGGACTTGTTTGATATTGATACTAGTGGACATGGATTCTACGCTACTAACTCAACTGTTAATTTTGATTCAGATAGCAGCTTAACTAATGTTTCGGGAACGTCCAACCTAGGTAAGCATGGTTATATGATGATGTCTAATGGAGGCAACGGATGGTTATTTGAAAACTGTAAAGTTTATGGTGGAGTTGGAGGACATACTGGAGACCACGAACAAGGTGCTGGTTATGAAGATTACCAAACAACTCAGTTAATATCATCCTTTAATAAATTAAATGGATTTGTTTTTGAAGATTCCAATGTTAAGTACCAAGGTATTATCAGAGCACAGGCTAATGAAGTAGATGGTGTAAGAGCTACTAAATCTTACTTAGGAGCAATGGGTGTCATGTCTGAATGTAATCAAGAAACCGGATTAAACTTAGACGCTACTAAGTTTGTTTATAATATCGGAGCTCAAAGATATACAGCAGGATACGACCAAGGTGATGCTAATGCATGGGAACATAGAGCAGGACATTCAAGAACAACTCCTGCAATGTGTGTTACAGATAACGGAGCTTATAATATTAAAGTTCACAACAACTCTAACTTTAGCGATTCTAAAATTGCAAAATCAGGTGAGTATGCAGGGTTAATTGGAGGTAGGGTTTACCCTACTTTAACACGAGCTATGCAAGCTGCTAATGGTAAGATTTTAAGTGGAGCTACTATTAATGAGTACGAAAAAGGAAATTTACCTCTAATCTCTGTTGATAATAATTCACATGCTAGATTGCTAGGTCTTGCTGCTTTTAATGATATTATGAAAGATGGTCACGCAGACTCTAGCTCTGTAAAAGCATCTGTCAAAGGTAGAGCGTTACAAGTTACTAATAATTCAACGGCAGACCTTTACGGAACCTCCGCGTACTCTACAGTTATATCAGCAGCCGCATTCTCTGACACTGCTGCCGAATTAAAAGTAGAGTGGACCAAGAGTGGTCTTTACGCAGGCAATAATTCTAGGATTAGAATATCAGGTCCTACTAAAATTACTTCACACGGTGTAGGTGCTCTTGCTGAGCACTTCTCTAAGATAGAGATTGGACCTGCTTTAGATGATGAAGGGGTTTATGATGAGTCGTTAAATCCTAATGATAAAGACGGGCATACCCGAGTAGAGATTCACTCTTCTAGAGCGTGTTTAGTAGCTAACGATAAATCAACTTTAGAGATGATTAAATGCGGTACTCCCGCATCTGGATTCTATACTGAATCTAGTATTAATCAAACCTCTGTACAACTTGCTGATAAATCAGACGGAGCTCACACTAACGCTTTTATTCAGTTCTATCCTCAAGGATTTACAGAAGAAGCTGCTAATAATAACGGAGGAGCTCACGGAACTAGCAGTGCTAAACTAACAAACTATAGAGGTATGCATAGCGTACCAGGAGCTCACGCTAGAGGCTCTGCAGGTCTTGATAGCTCTTCGAGTCCTGACACAACCAAACAAGATGAGAAATCTTCGGGAGGAATGTGCGTAAGAGCTGTTGGTGGAAGTAATGTAATTGTAGACCAAGTAAACTTCCAAGTTAAGGCAAATGCTTACGACCTTTCAGGAGCTTACTACAACATTGACGGCTCTGGAGGAGAACATATCCACGGATACGCAGGAAGACGTTTTGACAGTGATGGATTTGTTACTGTAGATGGAGCTTCTGGATTCTTTGGAAGTACTTCCTCTCACTATGGAGGTTCTCAAATCCTCATGTGGAACATTGCTGACAACTCAAGAATAGTAGCATCTAACTTGAGAGTTAACGGAGCCGACCCTTCTGCATGTGGATTCCATGGACCTGCAGGTAGGTATGGAGCTGCTAGTGGATTAGGGGATACTTTAGGTCCTTTAGATTATTATGGTAAAGGCGGTGCATACGCATTCCATAATGACAATGGTAATTTAGCCGGAAGTACAGGATTTACAAATACAGGTCCTTTCCGATTAATGACTGGAGTTTGTTCTGACTTGATGGGTTACTATGAATTTATTAGAGAATCAGCAAGCGAGGATACAGATTTATATACAGACCAAGCTAGTGGTAACGTAGCTGCAGGAAGACAAGCTCACCAAGATTTAGGAGGCTCCCCTATAGCTCAATTAAATGCACAAGGCTATGCAGGAGCAGGTACAGCAGCGAGCTCTGTAGACGGCGCGGATGATAGACGATTACACTCTATGATTGAACAGCAGTGGTACTCCGCAGGAGATATCGAAGGGTTACCTCCTATAGTTTCCAAGTTGGATTATAACCATTATGGTCAACCTATTTGGGGTGGTTATAGGAACCTAGACATGGACACTAACATGTATGTGGCTAGTAATACAATATTCCCAAATCAAATGCTTGATACAGCAACTATAGGACAACATGATAATAATGCAGTTCCTCTCGCAAGTCAGGTGCCTCTACCTCCACTACACATGGAATGGCAAGGCTATCTAAGAAACTTCTTAGATGAAACTGCAGCAGACACATTTGCTAATGCAAAACACTCTGCAAGTAAGATGGTAAAACAATGTTCAATCTTCAGGTCTACTACTGACCCATTAAGAGGTGGTGAAGGTAGAGATGGTACTGGAGACTATTCATTCGGACACGGAGTTCGCTCTTTGAATCTTTTCGACCTAGATAAATTAGTATAATGGTAACAGTAAACGAAAATATTAGATTTTATAAACCAAACGACCCTTACTTTTATGAGGTTGATAATCTTCCGTTGATAGATTTACTAGAGAATGATAAAACATTAGCAGCAGCTATAAATGATATCTTACTAAGTCAATCTAATTTTGCTACCGAAGGATATGTGCAGGATGCAATAGGAGACGTTAATCAAATTGATATTAATGGAGATAATATTACACTTCCTAATAATGTTATAGATTGGGTGTTACAACAAGGTTATGGTCAAGGCACTCTTGAAAGTTTAACAGATACGGATTTAACAGGTATCAGTGATGGAGATACTTTAGTTTTTGATTCAGGAACTTTTGTCCCTGGGAAAGCTACTAGTGATATAGTTTATTTTACTGAGCCTTTATACTTCATGAATGAGATGGAGTACGGAGTTGATATTACTACAGGAGAGTTGTTAGGGAGACCTGGAGGAGTAGGTCTACAATCTAGCCCCGCACCTTTAAAAGGTGAAAAACATGACCAGTTAGGCTCATTTAAGTTCGGTGAATCTAGTGATTTATTTGCAGGAAATAGCGGTCGTCTAGGTGTGTATAGAATGTATAATGTAATGAATAATAGTAGCTTTAATGGTGTAAATTTAAGAGACCAAGGTCTTTTTAAATTTAGAAGAACCTTCGCTGAGTGCGGATTACCTCCAGAAACTACATCTATATTCATGGCTGCTTTCGTTAATGATGTTGCAAAATCAACTAGTGCTGATAGGTCAAGTAGAGTAATTTTTAGAAATCTCCCACCAGCAACCAATTCATTTGGAACTTCATACCCTGGGAACTGTCTTGTACATTGTTATTCAGACGGACAAGCAAATTCAACATTCCAAGCTAGCCATTTTCAACCAGTGCAGGAGTATTATTTAGGTGAAAATCAAATAGTGAATCAAACTGTAGAATTTGAATTCAGGACCACCTCTTTAAATGTCCAAGAAGTTAATCCTCAATTGAAAAACCGTCCCGGCTTTTCACTCGTAATTATCGGTTATAAAGTAGGATAATATATGAAAAAGCTATTACTACTTGTCCCTTTACTAGCTTCATGTTCTACATTGGCACCAATCGTTGGAGGAGCAGTAGGAGGAGCAGCAGGCTCTTTAGGAGGTCCCGCAACAGCAGCCATAGGAGGCGCAGCAGGGGTTACTGTAGCACAGATGACCTTCCCTAGCAATTCTACCCCCGTAAGTACAGAAGTCGCGTTAGCTGCAGCGCAAGCAGGTAAACCAGCACCAGGAACTGTAGCATCCACAATACATGAAACTAAGAGTTTAGTATTCGAGTTAGGATGGATGTACTTGCTAATATTTGTCCTAGTTCCGCTATTCACTAAGAGAGGTAGAACTTGGGTCAAGAAGTTTAGCGAAATACATAACACTGTATCACAAAAGGATATAGATGCTAGAGATGAGGCACAAGATGTTAAGATTACAGAGTTAGAAGATAAAATAAATGAACTTCTAGCTTCAAATAAAAATAATTAAAAAATGTTGTTGCCTAGTATGGACTACTAGATAATCTAGAAGGTTTAAAATTAAAACCTTACCCTCACTTAAAAACAAAAGGAAAGAATTATGAAATTTGTAGACTTTAATTTCGTTTCAGACGAACAAGCTAAGAAAATCATGGAATCGTACGGTTACGATGTTCCAGAAGTAGAAGAAGTTACTCCTGAAGAAGCATCAGTTATCGAAGAATCCCAAGTCGTACTACCTGACTACGTAGCAGTAGTTGAAGGAACTGTGTACGCTCTTGCCGAAGGCGTAGTTACTATTGAAGATGATATGTACATCGAAGTTCAAGAACTACCAGATACTCTAGAAGAATCTTTGGAAGATTCAGAAACTCAACTACTAGAGTCTGTAGAGATTGACGAAACTAGCTACGGTCTTGGAGACGTTTTCGAAAATAGCGAAACAGGCAAAGAATATATCCAGCTTGTCAAGTTTGAAGAAGTAACAGAAGAAGAGTAATGCCTAGGACTGTTATGGAAATGGCTGACGATATCCTCGCTACTATGGGGGTGTCAGATGCTGTTCCATTGTCAGAAGCTAAACAAGAACCTGTACACGCTGTAGGTAAAACTTACCAAGAAGACCTTCCTGAAGTTAATGATGAGCAAAGAATGCAGTTCATTCAAGAAAGTATGACTGTAGGTAAAAAAATCAAAAAACTCAAGAAGGAAGGTAAACCTCAAGACCAAGCTGTAGCTATAGCCTTAGATATGAAGGATGATGGTAAGTTAAAAGAAATGTATGCTGTACAAGGAAACCCTACGGGTCCTGATGGTAGAAATTTTGATAACGCTTGGAAACTTTCAAAGAAAGATAGAGCTAAATTATCTGGAGAAAAATGTAATGAGGACCTTCGTAAATGGGTAGCTGAGAAATGGGTAGACATTGGAGCTCCTAAAAAAGGAGGAGGCTTCAAACCTTGCGGACGCTCGAAAGGAGAAAAACGTAAAGGTTACCCTAAATGTGTACCATCTTCAAAGGCTGCTTCCATGTCTAAATCCCAAAGAACTTCAGCTGTCAGACGTAAAAGAGCTGCTGGCAACACTGGTCCAAAACCCACAAACGTAAAAACCATGAAAGAATCATATGTGATTGAAGCAAAGCTATGCGCTAGAGGTAAAGCTGCTGCTAAACGAAAGTTTAAAGTATACCCTTCTGCATATGCTAACATGTACGCTTCTGCTGTATGCAGCGGTAAAGTAACTCCTGGCGGTAAAAAAGGTAAAAAGAAATCTGTAAAAGAATCTGACAATCATTTTCCTGATGAAAACAAAGCTACTAATACAGCTGACGAAATCAAGAAAATGAGAAAAGTAAATCTTAAAGAAAAGATGGAAAAATCAGATAAAGGTACTGAAGCTCAACAAGCTCGCAGAGCAGCTTCTAAAGCTATTTCTTCTGCGACCCGTGCTACTAAAACAATGAAGAACCCTCAAAGCAAATTAAGCGATGCTCGAAAAGCTGCTCTTGCTAAAGGTGAACACTTTAAAAAATACAAAAAAGAGAAAGAGAAAACAAAAGGTAAAGGAGCTCCTCATACGAGCCCAGCCTTAAGGTCTACTGGAGTAATGCCTCCACAAGGAGCTAGATGGAGTACTATAAAAGACCATTTAGAAGAAGGTAAGTCTCCAGCATGGCAACGCAAAGAAGGCAAGAACCCTGAAGGTGGCTTGAACAAGAAAGGTGTAGCCTCATACAGAGCTGAGAACCCAGGCTCTAAATTAAAAACAGCTGTTACTACTAAGCCTTCTAAACTTAAGAAAGGTTCAAAAGCAGCTAGCCGTAGAAAGTCTTTCTGTGCCAGAATGTCAGGAATGAAAAGAAAAAGAACTTCTTCTAAAACCGCAAACGACCCTAATAGCCGTATAAACAAATCTCTACGTAAGTGGAACTGTAACGAGATGGTTGATATTGCACTACAAGAGATGACAGCCGTAGGTTCTTTAGGAGTTAATTTTGCAGGAAAACAATTTGACCCTGAAAAGCCTTATAAAAATAAGAAAAAGAAAAAAGATAAAAAGAAAAAAACTTTAGACAAGTTCATCATGAATGCATTTAAAAAATAATTATGTCCCAACTACTACGCGATACTTACTCATTCGGAGAACTTCAGATTCTTTCCGAGTCTAAATCAAACGGTACTATGGTAGTACGTGGTTTGTTTCAAGAAGCTGAAAAGCAAAATGGAAATAAAAGAGTTTATCCTCAACCATTACTTGAGAGAGAAATTAAAAAATTACAAGTACCTTTAAACGAACGTAGATTAGTTGGTGAGTTAGACCACCCTTCTAATGAAATTGTACACTTAGCAAACGCTTCTCATATTATTACTGGACTTACCATGGAAGGTAATAAAGTTATTGGAGAAGCCGAGATTCTAAACACTCCATCTGGAAAAGTTCTTCAAGAGCTTTTGAAAGCTGGTGTAAAAATTGGAATTTCATCTCGCGCTGTAGGAGGACTTACATATAACTCTGATAATGATTCTTATGATGTAAATGAAAACCTACGTATGATAACATGGGATATGGTGTCAGAACCATCCTGCCAAGGTGCCTTTCCTGGTCTTCTAGGGGAGAGCCAAACGATTTCAGAAACTACAAAACAAGTATCTGAAGATGTTGACCAACTTCGTTCAGAGAGAATGTATATACATGCTCTGAAAAAAGTTTTGAATAAAAAATAAAAAATTTCTAATCTTTTGCTTAAACAGCAGTAGATACAGAAGATAGGTAAACAACTATGACCAATTTCGATAAAATCGCAAAACTTCTACCTGAAGGTCTTTCCGAGACTGGTATTGAAGAAATTTCATCAATTGTGGAAGAAACCATACAGGAAAGAGTAGACTCTGAAGTTAAGGCTTTAGAAGCTAAAGTTGGTGGTTTCCTTCGCATGAAACTTAATGAGCTAAAGGAACAAGCCGTTAAAGAACTTGAAGAGACAAATGAAACTTTCCGTGCGGTAAAAGTTTATGAGTCTCTAAAGAATGTTATAGCTGAAGATATTTCTACATCAGACGAAGATTCAGTAGCTAATCAATACAAAAAAGAAAATGAAGAGCTACAAGAATCAGTTGAAAGCTTGAATGAAAAAATATCTCAACTTATGACTGAGAATAACACCTTAGAAGAATCAGTAACAAATCTAAACGAAACTGTAGAATCGTTATCTGAAACTACTAAGCAACCATTCAAGTCATCAGAACAAGCTCTCGTTATCACTAACGAAAGCGTCAATGAGGCAAAGCAATCCACTCCTGAGGTTGTTAACTCCTTTCTTACAGAAGACGTTGTCCGTCTTTCACAATTTAATAAATAATTACACACTATCATGATTGAATCAAACACTTCTAACGCCCTTTGTGACAAATGGGCTCCAATTCTAGAGGGAATTGAGGATTCGTATACGCGTGAGACTACAGCGGTTCTTCTTGAAAACCAAGCTCGCCATGTTCTTAATGAGCAAGCTAAAAATGGAGTTCTTAATGAAGAAACAGCAGTAGGCGACCTCGGTACATTCCAAAAATTTGCCTTTCCACTCGTACGCCGGGTATTCCCGGAGCTAATCGCTAACAAAGTAATCAGTGTAC